CTGCGAGGCGAAGGTGAGCGCATGGCTGGTGCCAGCGTAGATCACCCACTCCGCCGCGGTCAGCCCGGCAGTGGTGCCGTGCGGCAGGAGGTTCGACACGTAGATCGTGAAACGGTCGACCATGCCCAGCCGGCCGTTCCTCAGGATCGAGGTGCCGTCTCCGGTGAGCGATGCGTCGCGCAGCTCGGACATCTTGATCTGCGCGCCGACCCATGCCGGCAGCACGACCCAGCGGCCCTGCTCCGCGATGTTCTGCTCGTCGAGCGCCTGACCAAGACGGACCAGCAGATCGACGATCTCGACCTTGCCGGCAGTCGCGGCCGGGTTGCGGGCGACGATCTGCAGCGCCGCCGTGGTGGCGCCGAGATTGATGTTGGCCGAGATCGCACCGGCGGTGGCGCCCTTGTTGGCCGCGGCCGCCTGACCAAGCAGGCCCAAAAGCACCATCGAGTCGATGACGATCTTGAACTGCTGGGCGGCGTCGTCCGACCACATGTTCATCATGTTGAGGTCGGACTGCACCTCGAACACGTCGTCGAGGATCAGGTTGAAGTATTTGCCCTTGTCGATCACCAGCTCGACGATGTTCGAGCTCGGACGCTCGACCGCCAGCAGGCCGTCGGCGACATAGTCCTTGATCGTGATGGTGGGCTTGGTGCGGATGACGACGCGGTCACCCTTGTTCTTGATCTCGCCCTCGTAGTCGGTGTTGCTGATCGCGGCGAGCACGGTCGACGCGTAGAACTTCTCGATCAGCTTCGTCGACCACAGGATAGGGATGAAGGTATTGGAGTAGGCAGGGCTCGCCGAAGACGAGCCAGTTGGGTAGATCGGCATTGCCGGTGTGCCACCGGGGGCAATGGGAAAGCCTACCGGTGAACCTGATGTATATGCCATGGCGAAACCCTCTCGCGCGCTGCGTTACTGGATCAGTCGCCCTTCATGCTGCGCTCGGAAGATGTCAGCCTCGATGGCTTGCACGTCGGCCTCGCGTCCGCGCCATAGGCCACGACGCTTCTCATCCGAGAACTTGGCAATCTGGGCCTGTGTGTAAATGGGTTTATCCGGCGGCAAGGTTTGCGGGCCGGATCTGGCTCTACCGGGTGCCGCGAAGCTCTCGAGTGTTGGTCGCTCGCTGGCTTGCCCATTGGACAGAGGCGGCGCTGCTGACCGGGTCCCGTCCCCGCTGGCTTGCCCATTGGACAGAGGCGGCGCTGGCTGGGTCCCACCCTGAGGGTTCTGCGGGAGTCCGGTAGCCTCAGCTACAAATCCCGCGAAGAAATTAACCACACGTTGCGTGTCGTGTCTAGCGAACGCGTCGTTGAGCAGGTCGTGGCGCTTCATACCGGAGTACGGGTCGGGGTACGCCAGCCAGCTTTTGAACTCCGGCGAATGATTAATTTCCTTCCAGTCCGGCACCGCCTCGTAGAGCGTCCCGTAGAGGTCGCGCTTCTGCGATTTCTGCATGACCTCGCCGACGGCTTCCGTCTTCGTCTCGATCTGCTTGATACGGCGATCGAGCTGGGCGAACTCCGGCGCGTAGACCTCCTTGGCGCGCCGCCCGACGATATCGAAGAACTCGTCCCCGTAGTCGGCGCGCTCCTCTGGATTGACCAGCACCGGCGGCGGCTCGGGCTGCGCCGGCTGCTGCGTCGGCTTGCCGTAGAGACGCGTGGTAGAGACCTGCATCTCCAGATCGCCGACGCGGGTCGACAGCTGCTGGTTCGCCTGCAGCGCCTGCTCCAGCCGACCGGCCATAGAGCGGGCACGCTGCTCCCACGTATCCTCGCCTTGCGGCTCCTCGCCACCGGCCGGCTCATCGCCTGCAGCCGGATCATCACCGGCCGGCAGCTCAGCGCCCTCGGGGGGCTGTTGACCCTCGGCGCCTTCCTGCACCGGGGGCTGCTGTTCGGTCATCATCGCCTGCAGGGCGTCGACCTGATCGCGCACCTGCTTCGGCAGCTTGGGGGCGTATTTCGCCTCCATGCCTTCCTGTGTCGTCGGCTGGTCAGCCATGTTTTCGTCTCCGTCCTTGCAGGTCCTCGTACAGCTTCGAGACGTTGATGAGGATCTGCGAAATTTCGTTTGCCGCCTGCGCCATGCCTTGCGCCTTCATCAGCATGTCGGGCGGACACTTCAGCATCTCGGAGACCTGCATCGCAGCATGCACCCGCATTGCCGCCACGAAGGTCTCCCATGCCGCCGGCGCCGCGCCACGCAATTCCATGGCCGACGCGACCACCTCGTCAGTCGCGGCAGTCATCGCGGCCGCTTCAGCAGCTTGGTCATCGGCGACTGCGCAGTGACGTCGTTGACCGGCGTCGCCTTGGCGTAGTCGTTGATGGTGCGCCGGCTCTTGTCGAGCACCGCCATCGCTCCCTTCGCCGGCAGCTTCGTCGAGAACGGTGTGTTACTTTTTCGCATAGCCGGAACGGCCCTTGCCGCCACCGAACTTCACGTCCTTGCCCGGCTTCAGAAAATTCGGAGACGACGGCTTGCCCTTGCTGAACGACTCGATGTCCTTGAGGTCACCGATCGGCAGCGTGTCGCCGTAGCTGACGTTCATGCCGCCGGCTTCTGCGCCCGTCTGCTTGGTGCCGCCGCGGCCGCCGCCCTTCAGGCTTTCGTCGGTGATCGACGCTTTCGGCACGCCGGGCGAGCCGCCCGGCATGGCGCTGCCCTTGTTACCTTTTGCGTAACCCTGCTGGTACGACAAGCGCGAGACCCCCGCGCCTGACGTCTTCGAGACCTTAGCTCGCGGAGCGCGGGCCATCGGACTACTTCGAGTAGCTTTTGCCGCCAGACTGCTGCGCGGTCTGGCCGGGCTTCTGCGGCTTCACCGGCGAAAAGCCGTGCATCTTGCCCTTGCCGCCGGCAGCGAGCTTCTGCTTGCCAGCCGACTTCGACGTGGTGCCTTTTGCTGACTTGGCCATGGTGGTTCTCCCTTTGGCTTCGTTTACGTCTTCGCCCGGTGGTTCGGAAAGCTCTTTCCTAAAGCTCTCACCCTCGGATCTCATATCGGCCCTGATGTTATGTCTGGGCATCATCCCGGTCCTTGTGCCGGGTTGGGTGGTGTTCCTTGGCCGGCGCCCGGCGTCCGGCCGACCACGTTGGTGTTCGGAGCCTGCGGCGGACCGGGCGGCGCTTGGCCTCCCGGAGGACCACCTGCTCCAACAGGAGGTCCCCCTTGTCCCGGTGGCACACCCGGAGGCGCACCCGGAGGTCCGCCCATCTGCGCCTTGATCTCGTCGTCCGGCGGGACGATGTCCTCGCCCGGAAGGCCGATGCCTTTCGAGACCTCGCGCAATACCGTGGCCCGGCCGCGAACGCCAGTGATCTGGCTGTCGATCGGGTTGGCGGTGATCTGCAGGAATTCGAGCTGACGCTGACGCTGCGTCTCGCGCTGCATGGCGACGTTGACGCCGAGCACCTTGATGCCCTCGTCGCCGCGCAGCATACCGGTCTGGTCGGTCAGCATGACGAGGTCGTAGAGCGCCGAGACGCTGGGCTCGATGATGTCGCCATCGATGTTGGAGGCGACGGTCTGCAGGATCTTGGCGGCGTTGCCCATCAGCATGGCAAGGCCGGACGCCGTCCGCCCGGCCCCGCCAAGCCGCTCAGATCCCGTGATGTAGCGCGGGATCGCTGAGAGCTCGTCGGCGATCTGGCTGAACTTCTCGTAAACGCCGAGCAGCTCCTGCGCGTGGCTGTCGGCGTTGAAGAACACGATCGGCTGCTGGCTGTTGTTCGACCCCAGCGGGTCGGTGGTGACGTGCCATCGCTTCCACGGGTAGAGCTCGTCGCTGTCCTGATTGTCGGAGATGCGGTCGTCGTTGACCACCACCTGCGGACCAGACGCGATCGACATGTTGTTGATCAGCGAGCGCAGCGACGCGTTGGCGGCCTCGCCGATGTCGGCGAGAATGTCCGGCAATGCGTTACCGACGACGGTGCCCGGCACCTTCTCGAACGAGGTGACGTAGTAGGGCGGCCGCTTGCGCAGGCTGGGCGACAGCTGCGTCTTGATGACGTAGCGGCCGATCTTGAAGGCGTCGACGAAGTAGTCCTTCAGCGGGTCGGGGATTTGCTCTGGCGACATGCCCTGATCGAGCAGCATCATGCCCTGCACGTAGCCGTGGTACTCCAGCATGTCGATCAGCCCGGACTCGTTCATCCGGGGATCTTCGCGGCTCTCCATCACGGCGCGCGGCGTGTCGACGGTTGAGGCGTTGGCCTCGACGTAGCCCGACTGGCCGTACCATTTCAGCACTTCGGCGATGGCCGCTTGGTTGTAGCCGGGCAGCCCGATCAGCTCGTTGAGGTCAGAGCGGGTCAGCCGCGTGCGCTCGACGACGGCAGCATCCTTGATGTTGGAGACGCCCGGCGTCCACCACACATCGAAAGGGGAAACCCGGTTCCAGAACATCCGCGGCTTGTTGACGACTTGCGCCTTGCCCTGCACCCACGTGACGTCGGGGGTAATGCGCACCACCGGGCCCTTGAGGCAGCAGAACGGGAACAGCGGGATGTCGATGAGGATGGCGTTGAGCGCCTCGTAGAATTCGCCCTCGACGAGCAGGTCGTCGAGTTTGGTGAACGCCTTCTCCGCCTCCTCGCGCGCCTTCTTGGTGGCTGCCCTTTTTGCCCCAAGGAACAGCTGCTTCATGCGGTCGCGGATCTGCTCCGGGGAAGGCGGCGGCTGCAGGCCCCGGCTGGCGTTGGCCACCTCGACCTGCACCAGCTGGCCGATCGACGCAGCGAGGTCGTCGGGCAGCGTCGGGTCGGGGGTCGGTTCCAGACCCCAAGGCTTCTCGGTGTTGAGGTAGATGTCGCGGAGCAGCGAGGTGGCGCCGCGACACTTGGTGGCGACCAGACGCGAGTAGATCTGCGAGCCGCCGAACTTGCGGATTTCCATCAGCTTCTGCGTATCGTACTGGCCGTTGAACACGCGCATGGCGTGGACCAGACGATCCGACCAGCCAGAGGCGCCGTCACGGTGGCGCGACATGATGCTGAACTGGTTGTCGATGAAGGCAGCGAGGGAGAGCTGGATATTGTTGTTGGCGGCCGCCATGTCCTCGGCGGCGACACGTGTCTGGGCGTCTTGCGCTTCCTGCGCCAGCAACCCCTCCGGTGACACGAGTCTGAGCCCTGCAGCCATGGGCACCAGTATTTACGCTGCGAAACGCAATACGTCCACCCGGCTCAGGTCCGCTTACCGTGCAGCGCTTCGCTGACCCGTCCCTGCGAGACGTTGAAGGCATTGCCGATAGCCCTCTGCGTGGCAGTCGGCCGAAGCGACGCGTAGAGGCGGATCTGGTACGCCAGCCTCGGCGACATCGGCGTCGACTCGTCCGGTGCTCTCGTCGAGCGGCGCCGCCACAGCTCGATCGCCAGCTCGATCAACTCGTCGTCGCCGTATTGCTGCCCCTTCTCGATCAGCCGTTCTCGGATCTCTGGAATACGCATTGCATTACGTCCATCCAGCTGCACTCACTCTCGATTGCGGGTGTTTGGCACGCTGCGGCCGGATCTTCTTGGCGATGGCGTGCACCATGCCGGAGTTCATGACCAAGGCCACATACTGCAGGTCGTCCATCAGGTCGGAGTAGGGATGGGTCTTGTCGGGTAGGGGTTTGGTAACCCCTGCCTGAGTTTTTCCGTATCGATAGGCTCCGGCAATAGACCGCACCGTGATCGGGCACATGTCCTCGTCGATGAGTACGGCGCCCTCACCGTCACGGTGCTGCAGAAGTAGGCTCTCCACGGCGGATATGCGCGGATCAATGTTGTTGGTCGGCGCCGGAAAGGCCGGCAGGCCGAGACGCTTGAGCACATCGAAATGGTCCTCCTCGTAGAGGCTGGACTTGGCGGTGCCGCTAGGGTCGCCGACCACGGCGTAACGCAGATTGGCATAGCGCTCGTGGAACAGCCGCGGCTTGAGGTTGCGGGTGATGTGCAGCTCCAGACCGATGTCCTCGGCGACCACCTCCTCGAGCACCATCAGCTGGCCCTTGTGGTTGGGCTGGCAGATCAGCGAGCACGGCGAGCGCCCGAAATCCTGCCCGATGATCAGCGGGTAGCCGATCGACGGCACGAGGTTCTTGCGGACGTGGAACGAGCGCTTGTAGCTGCCGCGGAACACCGACGCGCCCGACGGGTCCTCGCCGTATTGGGCACGGACGTAGCGGTTGACCCAGTTGGTGTTGGGGTTCTCGGCCAGCCGCTGGTAGTAGCCCGGAGGCAGATTTTCGACGTTTTCGGCCTCGGCACTGAGCCCGTCCGGCTGCCAGAACACCGCCCAGTCCGCCGGCTTGACGTTCTCGAACATGTTCCACCATTCGGAGTTCTCGACCGGCGCGTTGCTGTCGCCGATCACCCCGAACCACGAGGGCGAGCCCTCGGCCTTCGAGGGGAAGCGACCGCAACGGCCGGCGATCGCGCCGACGAGGTCCGGCGAGATCTCGGTGAACTCATTGACGGCAGCGGCGGTGAGCTGCATCGACAGCAGCCGCTTCTGGTCCTCCTCCTCTTCGAGGGGGATCATGTAGATCTCGATCCTGACGTCGTTGAATTCGAGGATGACGAGTTGTTCACTGACCCGGTAGGTGGCGAACAGCCGGAACCACGAGAGCAGGTCCAGCAGGATGGTCATCTTCAGCTGGCTGAGCGTCTGCCTGACGATCGCCCAGCGGGTGCGCCTGATGCCGTCGGGCCCGGGCCGCTGCTCGATGCCGCGGCGCAGGATCTCTATGAGGAGACCCGTGGTTTTCCCGGAGCCGATCGGTCCGACGATGAAGCGGATGAAGGCGGTGCTCGTCATGAAACGAGCGACCGTCAGCGGCGCGGTGTACTCGATGCTCACGACGCCACCAGACTGACCACCACCACGATCACCACGACCAGCGACACCAGCATCACGGCACCGACGACCCACTCAAGCCGGCTGGGCGGATCGCGCCAACTCAATCCGGTATCGCTCCGGGGGTGACGTCGATGATCGGCCGCGCCTCGATGCTGACCTGTGGCGCGCTGCCGATGTTGAGCGTGATGTGGAACGAGCCGCCGTCGCCCCGCCCAAGTTTATGAT